TATGTAGGTGACTTGAGTGTCATTGAATACGTTAGCTTGATAGTGTTTAGCTTAGTTACCGCGCTTTATTTCGCTGTACGCAACTACTTGGAGGGCTAAACAATGTCTACCGTATATCAAGAAGTGACCGATAGCATCATTAAACAACTAGAGAGCGGCGCTATGCCATGGATAAAGCCATGGGCTACCGATAGCACCGCCGATAAGAATTTCCTCTCACAAGCGCCGTATAAGGGCATTAATCGGCTTATGTTAGGGCTATCTAGCATGGTGCATGGGTTTGGGTGTCCGGTTTGGGCATCATTCAAACAATGGCAAACGGTAGGCGCTACCGTTAGAAAAGGCGAAAAGGGTACAAAAATTGTCTTTTATTCGCCGGTTACAAAGGAGAATAAAGCTACCGGCGATAGTGAGAGCTATAACCTACTAAAAACATACTATGTATTTAACGCTAGCCAAGTAGACGGCGTAACTATCCAAGCGCCTACCGTACCGGATAAACCATTCAACGCCATTGAAGCCGCCGAGCTACGCATCAAGCTAACCGGCGCGGTAATCACTCACGGCGGCGATAGTGCGTTTTATGCACCAAGCGTTGACAAAATCAACGTGCCAAATAAAAGCAGCTTTATAAGTGAAGCAAGCTATTACGCTACCGTTTTCCATGAGTTAACGCATTGGACTGGTGCGGAGACACGGTGCAACCGTAACTTAAAGGGTAAATTTGGAAACCCTCTCTACGCCTTTGAGGAATTAGTAGCGGAAATGGGGGCGGCGTTTTTATGTCAGGATTACCGTATCGCCGGAGAGCTACGCCATGCCGGATATATACAAAGCTGGTTAAAAGTCTTAAAAGAAGATAGTAAAGCCATTTTTAAAGCGGCGGCGTTAGCACAAAAGGCGGTAGACCATATCAACGGGTTAAACGTAGAAAACGCCGATAGCGTACCGTTACCCCTAGCCGCTTAAAGCATAGCCTGTAAACCCTATTTAATGGGGTTTATGGGGTACGTTTTAACGTGCCATTTCCTAACCATTACCAAAGGGGTATATATGTCGATTCTTTTAATGTCACCAAAATTGCAGGAATTTTGCGAAAAGCATAATCTGTATGAGTACGGCGTTACTCACGTTATCACCATGCCCGACGGGTTTAAATTTACCACGCAAGATAGTGAACTAGCCGAGTCTTTCCGGCGCGGTAGTGATACTTTGGCATTTGTTGACACCATTGTCGAATTGGGAGAGTAACCCATGCGCGAATTGCAAGCCAAATACCGCCTATTTCTACACGCGCGAATGTACGCAAGCGCTCAAGTTGTTTACCTACAAATGGAAAGGGCTAACCATGCACGATAGCCATAGCGTCATTAAACACCAATTGCATAGCATTAGAGTGGTAATACGTCACCATTACGCAAAGCGCCACGTTTACGGTAGCGCACCGGCGCGAGAGTGGATAACCCATTTTCGCCGTATACGCGCTAGTAGCGCCTTTTTTGAATCAATAAACTTTAAGGGGTAAACCATGCACAAAATTGACCATGCTGCCATTCTATTCGCCTATCTATCGCGCATCACTCACGCCGATTTAGAGCATATATTGAAGCAGGAAACCCAATGGTTACACGCATCATTAAACGGTAATGATTCTCTTCAAGCTGCCACACGCGCCGGTATGTATGCCGCCGTAGCTAACGCCGTAAATAACCTGATAGAGCATGACGTTGAATTGATAGAGAAAACACTCAAAGGGTTTAAACCCAATATCTAAGCGCCTAGCGTGTAGCGCCTACCAAATGGGCGCTATGCGGTACGCACTCGCCTACCAGTTCCTAACTAACCGGAGAAAATACCATGTCACCAATTGAGCAAGAAGCATTTTTAGACGCATACGCTGACAACGTAGCGTCACTACCACGGGAGCTAGTCGCGGACTTTGTTGCCCGTTATGAAGCCGGTGAAGATATAGATTACATCGGAGAACACACGGGCATCATGGACGCGCTAGGCATTTGGCATAGCGCCCTTAGATGGCAGCTTGAGTTTATGAAAAGCGCATACGCAACTACATAAGGGGTAAACAATGAAGTATTACATTGGACAAATACATGAGCGTAATGGCGATATGGAATACGACACCAAATATTTATTTGCCACTAAAAAAACCCCTGACAAGTACACCGACAAGGTTGCTATGGAATGGCGCGGCGGCGATAAAAGCGATAAAGACGAATACCATAATGCCTATTGGTCTGACGGTACGTTGATTTTTGACCACGGTAGCACCGAAATACCCAAGGCAGATTTTGACGTTTTAAGCAAGCATTTATCTGTTTTATAAAGGGTACACCATGCAAAGCCGATACATTTTTGATAAGGTTAATCAAGATATAACCGCCGCTATCGCCCGACAAGTAGACCGCGATTCCCCTATACGCGCACACGCGCCTACAAATGATGACCTTATTTGTGCTTTAATCTTTATCGTGTCAGTAACCCTGTTAATCTTTTTATAAGGTAAACCATGCTGAAACCCGTACTAGAGAAAATTCCCCCCACGCGCACCCCTACGCGCCCGCTTGTGCCGGTGACTAGCCCTAACTTTGACTACACGCCCGCAAGGGCTACAAACGTAGCTGAGACTTGGCGCAAGCATGGCTGGAAAGCCCCATTAAAGCCCCTATGTCCCTAGAGGAAGCCCATAGGCTGCTTGACCGTGTACGCGAGGGGCATAACGCCCCCACTTACCTCATCACCCTTGCATTGATTATGACTGGAGACATACGCCATGCGTGACCAAACTGATTGCCACTACCCGCACACGCGCCTGTGCCTTAGAGACTGTGAAGATGGCTGCCGCATACGCAAGACTACATGGCGCAAGCGCACCATAAAAGAGTTACAAGACCAAGATTTAGAAGATGAAGCGTTTAGGAAGATTCCCCAATTTACTTATGAATGTAAGCACCTTGGGGTTTGTATGGATAGACCTAGCCATTGCCTTGATTGCCCGTCAAACAATGCCTGAGATTCTTTTCGTTGCGTTTATTGCGTTTATCATTTTCTTGGTACTTGTTGACAAGTAAAAATTAAGTCTGATATGATTCGCACCATTGTGGTCGTGCGCAATAACTTGAAGCCATTTAAACCAGCATCCCTCCCCGTTATATCGGGGGCACGACAGGGGTTCTGGGTTAAGTGGCTTTTTTGTTGCCCGTCTTCAATCGCACTCCACGCGATAGCAGAGCATTTATATGGATGGCTTGGAAGAGAACATAGGGCAGCGCATCACCCCGTTGATAACCCTAGAGAACTGTGTGCGAGGTATCTCAGAAGATATGGGGACATGGTGAGACAAGACCCATATCGAATGAATCGCATCCTTATGGGGAAGCTAGTGCATACGCATGGGCTTGGGGGAGAGCTTCTCACCCTTGGGGAAACTATGTCTAAAAAAATGCTAACTATCAATAAGGAGAAACCGATTAATAAATACAATGACTAATCATCATAATTGTGATACATTACTTACTCATTCCTAACTATATCCGAAAGGGGAAATATGAAGCCTTTAATCTGTGCTGACTGTAAGTGGCACATTCCATCCAAGCAAAGTAGCAGCGTAGCCAACTACGACCGTTGCAAAGCTAGTGAATCAATCAATCTAGTAACTGGTGAAGCAACTTACAAATACTGTGAGTCCATGCGTATGACCACTAGTCCCTGTGACTTAGACGGCAAGCTGTTCGAGTTAAACCAAGCAGAAGAGGAGACTCCAAATGGCAACTAAGCTGCAAGACTCTCTTGTTAGAAAGCTACAAGAGAACAGGGAATTAAAAGACACCATCAAAGACTTACACGCTCAGTCTGAGAGGGATAAAGAGTTCTACAAAGGACAACTCCAAGAGGTTAAAGACGAATCCAATAACCTCGAATTGGCTCTCAACAAGTGCATCTACTCTAAGGCAGAGCTGAATGACCAAATAGAGCAGCTCAAGGATGACTTGAACAAGTATGCCGAGCTGTATCACTCAACCAAGATAGTAGCTCAAGCATTGGGCGAAGCAGTCTATTTCCTCACTAAGGAGAAACAACATGGCTAACGATAGAAACGACTTTGCACCAGAGATACGCAATAGCGCTTGGTGGTCAGGCGATAGCCGCATGGCTGCCAACGGGCGCGGCAATGATGCAGTCTTAGAGAAGCTAGGGGTTAAGGAAAGAGAAGACATTAGCCACATTGAAGCAGTCCAAATGGGTCATGTCATGCAACCCCTCATTGGCAGACTTGCTCAAGACAAACTCGGCATGGAATTGAAGGAAGCTGACTATGCGCTCACTCACCCAAAAGAGACTTGGATGCGTTCCCATTTCGACTTCATCTCGGCTGACGGGCAAACGCTTGTGGAAGTCAAAAACTACAACGCTGCTGTACGCAACAAGTTCGATAGTGAAGCCAACATCATCCCTGCGGCTGATATGGCGCAACTCATCCATGAAGCGGCTTGCCACAATATCAACGACATTGTGCTGGCTGTTCTATTTGGGGGACAAAACTTTGAAGTGTTTAAGTTCACCATTGAAGAAGGGCAGAAAGAGCAGCTCATCAAGGATATGGCGCAATTCTGGGCGCACGTTGCGTCTAAGCAGTTGCCTGAACCTCAAACTACCGAGCAAGCGAAACTAATCTATTCTGTCTCCGCACCCACAAGCATCACCGCGCCACAGTCCCTAGAGCAGATGTGTCAAGCCTTGAACTACACAAAGGAACAGCTCAAGAAATGGGAAGACGAGGAAGAAAAACTCAAGGTGGAAATACAGAAATTTATGGGGGTCAACAGCGAATTGGTAACCCTAGACGGCAGAGTTCTAGCCACTTGGAAGAGTGCCAAACCAAGCATGAGTTTTGATAAGAAACTCTTTGAGCAGTCCATGCCAGATGTCTACAAGTCCTATGTTCGGGAAGTAGCTGGCAGCCGTAGATTCTTGGTGAAAGGGTAATCATGTTGCTATTCAAAACAAAACGATTAGAACGCCTAGAGCAAGAAGTTGTCATGCTAGAAGACTTGTTTGCTCAAGCTCTACAACGCATATCCAATCTAGAAGAAGCTCGGTGGGGCTTGAAGGTTGACGGTACTCCAAAGGCAAAGCCGGGAAGGAAAGCTAAAGATGAACGCATTTCCTAGTCCCCGTGACCCTAAGACCGGCTCTGATGACAAGGGCATGAGTCTCAAGGATTACTTTGCTGCCCATGCAATGCAAGCAATGATTGCAGAACCATCACTCAAAGCAACGCCAGATGAGTTTGCTCAGAAGGCTTATCAGATAGCAGACGCAATGCTGAAAGCGAGGGACTTGTGACTACTCAAGATGTCGCAATATATGTAATGGCTGCATCCTCAGTCATAGAAACATTCCTAACTATTTTGGAGAAATTCACATGAGTAACATCATCCCTGTATCAGACATGACAGTCATGGCTGACAGTATCGTTAAGTCAGGCTTCTACGGCTTTAAGACTAAAGAGCAAGTCATGGCTGTAATGCTTGTAGCCCAAGCAGAAAACAAGCACCCCGCCTCTGTCGTGCAAGAGTACGACATCATCCAAGGCAAACCAGCCCTCAAGTCTCAAGCTATCCTTGCCCGTTTCCAACTCTCTGGTGGCTCTGTTCAATGGGATGTAGTCACGCCCAAGGCAGTCAAGGGAACATTCAAGCACCCACAAGGCGGCAGCCTGACAGTCGAGTGGACTATTGAGATGGCAAAGCAAGCCGGTATCTACCGCGAGGGTTCAGGATGGTCTAAGTACCCTGAAGATATGCTCAGAGCTAGGGTTATCTCTAGGGCTGTGCGTTCTATCTATCCCGCCTGTATCTTGGGACACTACGCAACAGAAGAGGTCATGGACTTTGATAGTCCTGCGCCTAAGCACATGGGCGTTGTAGAAGATGTTAAAAGCCCCATAGAGGTCATAGAAACTCCTAAGAGGCTTGACTACCCCATCATTAAGCCAGATGGCGAGGTATACGCCTTTTATGAGTCTCCTGAAGCATGGATAGAAGCCTATGCTGGTTTGGCAGCTAGAGTCATGCAGTCTAAAACAATAACTGATGAACAGCGCACCGAGAAGATTGCTGCCCTAGCACAGGCTAATCACGATATAACTGAGAAGTTCTCTAGCTTTGAGCGAATCAAGATTAGAGGTGAGTTAGCCAAGGTGGGAGTAAACCTAAACCCAAAGTCACCAGCGTCCCAGTTCGTAGCCGACATGGAACACAACGACAAAATATTCTGAACCATTTGCAGAACATAGGCTCACTAACTCCAATGGACGCATTACAAAACTATGGCTCATTCAGGCTTGCAGCCCATATCGAATATCTTAGGAAGCAAGGACATCCAATCCTTACAACTATGGTTAAAGAAAATGGGCGCGAGTATGCCCGATATATCTACCGTTGAAAGGAAAATCATGGAAAACCAAAAGAAACCCCCGTATGTCCCGCAAGAGATGAAAGGGCGCATGACAAAGAACACCTACAAGAAACAGGGTTCTACCGAGCCAGACTGGAAAGGCACGTTCATGTACGAAGGTCAAATCATTACCTTTGGTGCATGGGAGAACGATGCTGGCTACGGTGTCTACTACAACATGAAGCTAAACGACCCTAACTGGAACAAACAACAGCAGCAGTACCCTAAAGAGGTAACTGACAAACCGGCTAAGTCTTATCCAAAAGATAGTGACGTGCCATTTTGATGGCTAGCTTCTCTCTCCCATTTCCCCCAAGCGTTAACACCTATTACCGCAACTTTCGCGGTCACATGGTAATGAGCGCCAAGGGAAGGGAGTTCAGAGAGGCTGTCCAAGTATTTGTAATTGAAAACAACATTCCTAAGTTTGGGGACAAAAAATTGAAACTAACACTAATTCTGCGTCCTAGAGACAAAAGAAAAATAGACATCGACAACCGTATCAAAGCGGTACTTGATGCACTAGAACACGCTGGAGTGTTTGACAACGACTTCCAAGTTGACCACATTGAGATGATTCGAGGAGAGCAAATCAAAGGTGGGCTGCTTCATGTAGTCATAGAAGAAATAACCCCCCGGCATCCCGAAGCCGAGTCCCTAGAGGACAGTTAGGAACGTGACGGGGCAGCGTTTCGGGTAGCCCCACTTATTAAACCAACAGGACAAACATGGAAACAATTGACATCCCATCTATCGGCACAGTAGAAATACCGCCAGAGAAAAACCACATCTTTGTAGCGACACCAATGTACGGTGGTCAATGCTTTGGCTTCTTTACCCAAGGCTGCCTACAGCTTCAAAAGCTAGCGTTCAACAACAACATAGACGTAACCTTTTCTTTCCTCTTTAATGAGTCTCTCATTCAGCGAGGACGCAATCTCTTGGCTCATGCCTTTCTGAAGACCAAATGCACTCACATGATGTTCATTGATTCAGACATTAAATTCATTCCAGAACACATCTTGCCAATGATTACTGCTGACAAGGACATCATCTGTGGCATCTATCCCAAGAAGGAAATCAATTGGAAAACAGTACGCACCGCTATGGACGCTGGTGTACCTGATGACCAGTTAAAACACCATACAGGCAACTTTGTTGTGAATCTTGTGAACTACGAGGAAACAGTCACAGTTCCAATTGGTGAGCCTCTAGAGATATGGAATGGCGGCACAGGCTTCATGCTCATCAAGCGCGAGGTCTATGAAGGTCTAGTAGGGAAACTACCTACATACCTCAACAATGTTATGGACATTCAGAACCCACAAAACGGTGAAAAGGTCAATGAGTTCTTTGCTACTTGCATAGAAGAGGAATCAGGACTCTTACTATCTGAGGACTACTACTTCTGTAAGAAGGCTAGAGAGCATGGCTTTACGGTATGGGCAGCGCCTTGGGTAGACCTAGCCCATGTCGGCACATACGCCTTTGAAGGTCAGCTTCTCAAGACACCATGAGTTGCCCCGTTTGCGGTCACACAGAAGTCAATGTACATAGCGTTATTTGGGATACTCTCGCCTCCGAGTGGGAGTTGACCAAAGAGCAAAGAAGCTACCTTGATGTTCAGCAAGGTGGTCATTGCGGCAAGTGTGGGGTGAAGGTTCGGTGCGCTGCTATTCATAAGGCGTTAATGCGCTATCTCAACGGTGATACAAACCTCAAAGCCCTAGAGATAAATAGCCTTGCCACCTACTCACCCAAAGAGTTTTTCTCAGTTTATGACGAGGTTATTTATCCTCAGATTGACATGACAGCAATGCCATACCCTGATGAGAGCTATGACGTTGTTCTACATTCAGACACCCTTGAGCATATTCCTGACCCTATCAAGGGCTTGCAAGAGTGCCAGAGGGTTCTTAAAAAGGGTGGCGCTCTTATCTTTACTGTGCCACTTCTGGTTGAAAGAATGACTAGAAATCGAGATGGCTTGCCAAAGAGTCTGCACGGCAGTCCGAGTGCTGGAGATGACTTCTTGGTCTGCAACGAGTTTGGGGCTGATGTCTGGCGCTACTTAGTAGTCGCTGGCTTTGATGACATCCGAATCACAACCTTTTTGTATCCAGCAGGAATAGCGCTTACAGCAATTAAGACGGGCTAATTAACGACAACCCCAACGCTTACGCGCTGCTTTGCCTCGCTCACCCTTCCAGTTCTTGCTTCTAGCGCAGAAAGACTTGTGGCGAGGTCCTGATTTAGTTGGTGCTTTGAGCTTGCTGCCGGTAGCTTTGTTGTATTTAGCCCGACCTTTAGCAGTCAAACCACCACCCGCTTTGACAGACAGTTTCTCGCCTCTGCCGACAGAGAGATTAGTTTTCCTAGTCATTACCGTTTGGACTTTCTTTTAGCAGTCTTTGCAGAGCGCTTAAATGCTGCCGCAGTAGGGTAGCCCTTTTGACCCGGCTTCTTAGCGGGAAGACCCGCCTTCCTACGTTTGTTGATGTTGTAGTACAAACCTTTTTTAGCCATAAGCGTGATACCCCTTTTAAACTAGTTCAAAATGTGGACCGTCAATGAATGGTCTTTTGTTTTGCTTTCTACGCTCATCAATGTAGTGGTTCATCGCCTCTTCCATCGTGCCACGCCAAAGTCGAATGTCAGGCACATTCCATGCAGCCCCCCAACGAATACCCACATTCTTTTCAATCGCAGCCTGTTTCATTGCATCAGCAAGATTGTCATATAGATTAAGTTCCCATGATACTTGACCATTGATGTATGCCACCAAGTCAATAGCATCACCAGTCAAATGCTTTGAGTCCATTGTCTGACTTTTGCCAGTCTCTACATATTTGCGCTGTGTCTCAATACTTCGTAGTCCTTCAGTTACACCAAAGTCAACTGTGCTGATTTCAATTGCGCGAGTGACCACATCAATTAATTCATTTTTAACACCATCAAAGCGGTCAATGCTTTTTTGTGAAAGTTTAAATGCCATGATTATTCCTTGGCTGGTTGTTTGGTACGCATATCCATGATTTTCTCTAGCGTTCTACCACCAAAATAAAACGACATTATTAACATTCCCCATTGACCTAGCAGCTCTACATAGTTGTTGTTTACCTCAATATCCCATGCACTCATCATGGCAAAGGTTGTGTAGGTAATTAGGATAAACACCAATGTCATAGGACGAATGTTCTTGGATAACCAAGAGTCAGAACCCATGTCTGCTTTGAGGCGCTCTGTCAACTCATGTTGCTCGGACACATCAGCATTGAGCTTTGCTAACTCGCCATTTTGCTGCATCTCAAGTAGCTTGAGTTTGGCTTGTTCGGCTTGAGCAGGGTCAGGAAATACCTTGTCTAATATCTTC